ACGTGACCCAACAACCAGTTGAAAGATTGAAACGACAGACCGTTTAATCATTAAATGGTCTAAGGAACCTACCATTGAATGTACGGAAATATACCTTGCTTTTTCTATGTAGGTTGTGTATAATGGAACCTGCAAGATAGAAATAATGAATGATGGGATGTTTAAGGTAAGCAGTACCTTATTTTCGGAGCGGTCTTAGATAGACCTGAAAGGAGATTAAAATGCTAGAAGGAAGTAAATATTTTGCAGAAGTTGCAGACTGTATTATGGCGAGTGGAAATACTGTTTATAAGGCCACTAAGTACATAGATGAGAGAATGACTCTTAAGGCAACAAGAAAAAGGTTCGGTGGAAAGATTCCAAAGAATGAGAGAAGAATTGAGATTCTATTTACAATAGGTACTCCGAACTATGAAGAACGTCAGTTTATTAAATTGTTAAAGAAGTCTGGAGAGCCTTTCCCTGTTAAAAATGTTCAGTTGAAACATATAAGAAGTATTAAATAATAAAAAGGTACTGCTTACTTATGAAGAGGCCTAACTGTTCACAGCTTGATGAAGAGATACAAGAATTGATAGGGAGATACTGTCAAGGTAATGGGATAGATGTAGGCTGTGGATATACGAAGATAGGCGCCTGTGTAGGGATTGATAAAATTCCTTGGGGCTCTAGAATAAGTGAAAGAGATAAGACGAAGAAGATCTCTCAGGCTGACTGGAGTTTTGATGTGAGAGAACTGCCATTGAAAGATAGAACAATGGACTTCGTTTACGCCAGCCATATAATTGAGCATATTACTTTAAATAAGTTTTCTGCCGAAACAAACAAAGCAGTTTTAGAGTGGCTGAGAGTTTTAAAAACTGGTGGATTTTTAGTAATAATCGTTCCTAATATTAATTACTGTATTCCGCCAGTAGCAAAAAGAGCCGGATTAAAAGTCTATCACGGACTAGATCCAAAAGAATTTAAATTACAGATAGAAGGAATCTCTCATATAAAAGTGATGAGTTTTCAGTCTTTATCAACTAAAGATGTTTTCGATTGTGTCTTGAGGAAAGACTACTAATGGAAGATGTTCAAACAAGAAATGGTCTTTACGGCTTCGAGTTTAGAGACATAGACTTACGCCGGACACCTGAAAACGAGCCTAGAAAACGCTATGAGATTAAGGCTCTCTGGCAGCGTTCTCATGAGATTATTAATCTTGCAGCAAGAGGATTTAAACAAACTGAAATTGCTGAGATCCTTAACATTCATGAAGCGACTGTTTCTCTTACTCTCAACTCAGAACTCGGCCAGAAGAAACTGGCTGAGATTAGAAATGTTCGTGATGAGGATGCGAAAAAAACTTCAGAAAAAATCAGAGTCTTGACTAATAAAGCTATTGAGACTTACCATGAGATCTTCGATAATGACGATGGACAGGCAACAATTAAGGATAGAAAAGATGTGGCTGATACAGTTTTGCTTGAGCTCTCTGGTTTGAGAGTCCCTACAAAGATTCATTCTTCTTCAGTCTCCACAGTATTAACGGCTGAAGAGATTGAGAACTTTAAGAACAGAGGAATTAAAGCAGCGAAAGAGGCTGGCTTTGATGATGTTATAGATGTGACACCTCAGCCGGAGACAGGGTCTTCGGCGAAACAGATTGTTCAGGAAGAACACTAACAAGGTGGATATGGAACTTAATCAGAAGCAGATTGAGACTAAAGAGAGAATTATTAAGATAGCAAAAGCTATGGGATTAGATCCTGTGTGGGCACTTGCTATCGCTATGACTGAGAGTTCATTAGGCCTTAAGCAGAAGTCTCCAACTGGCTGCAGAGGAGTGTTTCAGATGTCTTCTATTGCAATGAAAGACTTGTTGCAAGAGATGGAAAAGTCAGATGATGATACTATTGATATAGCTTGTGGACTATCTTTTCTTCGTCTCCTCCTCAAACGGCATAAGACCATCGAGGCTGCTACAGCTAAGTTCTGTGACCCTAATGATAGAGATTTCTATGTTGATAAAGTAATATCTTACATGAATTCTTACAAGTATCATATGGAGAGTTTTACATGAAAAGAGATAAGACTCTTTATTTTAAAGAAGGCTATAAGTACTGGGTAAGTCGTTCTTATCATATTAAGATAGAGATTTATCCTCTTACTCCTATCTGTCTTTCTTTCAAGACTGTCGATGTAAATGGACTTCCAGTTGAGATCCCTCTTGTCACTCTCGACTCTCAAGGTAATTTAACAATCTATCCTAGCTATGTCTGGGACGGAGCTTCCGGCCCTACCTGGGATACTCTCAACTCAATGATTGGAAGTCTTGTTCATGACGTCCTTTATCAATTAATAAGGCTTGGTCTT